CGTGCGCACCTGCACCCACTGGCCGTAGCTCAGCTTGGTCTTGCCAGCGGCCTTGGCCTTCTCGTAGGCCGCCCTGCCGCCATAGGCGCGCGCAGTTTCCTCGAACTGGCGCTCAGCCTCGGTTTCGCCATCATCACTACGGCTGAACACGGGCTGGCCATCGGACAAGCCTTCCTCATCCCGGCTAACCGCGCCAAACTCGGCCAGTGCCTGAGCATAGCCGTTCTCCTGCAACCACTGGCGCTGCCGGGCAAGAGCCGCATCCAGATGCGCTTTTTGCTCCTGAGGGATGCCAGGCCCCTTGGCGATCAGCGCCCGTTGCACCTTTTTGTACGAAGCCTTGGCTTGTTCCAAGGCCGAAGCGCTTTCAAATGGCTTGCCCGCTTGTTCGCGCAACGCATTGGCTTCATGACCGGCCTGCTCAATACGCTGACGCACATCCTCTAGCTTGACCTTGACAACACGGCGCTTGCCCTCTTGCGTATAGGTGCGCAACAACCCCACCCCCTCAGCAAGCTCCTTCGCATCCACAATGGCCGTTTTGCCATTGCGCAAACGTACAACCGCCCGCCCCTCGCCCGGCTGAGCAGCGCCGCTTTGCTCTTGCTGAGCCGCCTGAGCCACGCCATTGCCAGTATTGACAGCGGGCGCTACACTGATTGGCGCTGTGGAAGCGCTGCGAGCGGGCGTTTCGGACGTATGCGCCAAGCCAGCCCCGGCTGCCGCAGGTGGCACGTCTCGGGTCTTCCACAGCGTCTGTGCCGCAAGTTTGCGACGGCGGCTTCGCACCTCCTGCACGTAATACACCGCGCCGCCGATGCGTTTTTGAAACACCACGGTTGGCCTGCCGTCATCCGTGTCATGACCGCGCTCGATCTTGTCAGGCGCTGCAACCACCTCTGGCAGCCTGGCAAAGTCATTTTCCGTAACAGCCTCTTGACCGCGAGCACGCTCCAGCGCCTGATTGCCGTGGTGGCCAATGATGTGGCGAATGGCAGACTCATCCAACGAATGGGAAAACCCGGCCACATCCAGCCCAGCCTGTTGCTTGATGCGCGCAGCCACCTCATCGCTGACCGGGGCAATCTCGATAAACGCCTTGTTGCCATCCTTGCGTCCCAACGCCGTGCGCACCAGCATGCGCATGCGGTTGGCGAAGCTGCCTGCAGAGGACTTTGGCAAATCCTCCTGCCACACCAGCCCAGCCTCCCCTGCGGGCTGTTGCACCACAGCACCGTTGCGCCCATCAGCAACAACACTACCAGCCTGCACTGCCGCCTGAGAGACAGGAGCAGCAGGGGGAGCAACAAACGCCTGAGTCGATGAATCCGGCTGCCGCTCTTGTCGGGCAGCAGGCGTAAATGCTTGTGGCGCTTGCGCCCCACCTGCGCCAGACTGCACAGCGGGCTGCTGATAGGCGTTGGCAAACTCCTCGAAAATTTGCGCACGCGAGAGCGTAGGCTGATCGCCAAACATCCCGCCTTGCACATCGTTTTGCCAAGTGATCTGCGCCTGCTCCAACGCACGCTGGGCGAGTCCGCGCAAACCCTCGGCCATGCGCTTGGCACTACGAATATTCTGGGCCATGAACTGGGCGATAGCAAACGCCTCGGGGTTCATGTCCAAGTCGTGGTTTTGCACCTCCTGCGCCAACGTACGCCCCTTGCGCCGCGCGTTGACAGCAAGAGCCGCCGCATCGGCCACCGCCTGGCGAATATCAAACTCGCCCGTATCCGCGAGCTGGGCCATCGCCCCGGCAGAGTCGGCCAGCGCCGTCATGACCGTGCGCGCCTCGGGATCGGTCGCCTGGGCATGGAGCTTGACCAGCTCATCGTTGCCATAGGCATGCCTGAACGACGCCGCCATCAGCCGATCCACCGCCTGGCGCGTGGGCGTGCCATCGGGGTTGAGCATATTGCCCCGCTCTGCCTCAGGCATGGCATTGATGAACCCCCGCATCGACGCAGGCGTCGGATTGCCGCCGTCGTCAAACTCCAGCGCCGCCAAATCAATTCGGCGGGCATCATTGTCCGCCTCCTCCACAGGAGAGAGCCGCGCCGTGGCCGCCGTGTTGCTACGGTCGCCAATATCCGGCGTCACATCTGCCCCATCCATGACGCGCACCAACATGGGCGCTGCCATCGCCTCGATACTCGACGGATCAATACCCAGCGACTGGGCATCCGCCATCAACTCCTGACGGTATTGATCGGCAGTGCCTCGGCGATAGGCCTCGATCAACCCAGCCGCGCGGCCATTACCCGCTACCGCGCGCAGCTTGCCCGGCTCGCCTGTCGCGTAACTTTTCACCGCCCGGCCATCAGCCGTGTTGGACGGGATCACATCCGCAGCATCAACGACCGCATACCGCGTAGCAACGCGATCACCGCGACCATCGACTACAGTCTCCTCACGCCCCCAAACCGCGCTTTGCGGAAAATCTCCAAACACCACCGGCGCACCCTGATCCATCGTGCGCCCCTGCCCCGTGCGCAGATAGTCCGGGCTTGACGCGATGGCATTCATTTGCTCAATGCTCGCCACCGTGCTGCGGTCTCGGTTTTGCAGCACCACACCCTCATTCAAGCCATCGCCGCCACCCTCAGGAGCAGGAGCGGCAGCTTCAGGCCCCGCGTCATGAGGCACCACCTCGAACACATTGCCACGCAGCGCAACAGAGTGCGTCCCTGACAACCCATTGCCGTCGATAAACGCCTGCGCGCTCTGCTCGGACAGAAACCGCGCCTTGCCCTGGGCCACCTTCCAGAGCGCCTGTGCATTGGGCTGCCGCGCCACATCGGGCGATTGCGACGCCTGAGCCACCAGCGGTGACGCGCCACTGTCAACAGCCATCACCGCCGCCGCAGACATCGGGCCATCTTCGGCGCGCAAACCCATTGCTTCACTGGGCTTGACGGCTGGAGCCACAGACTGAGCTTGCTGCTGCGCAGCCAGACGACGATCCATCTCGGCATGAAACAGCATGATTTCATGCAGATTGTCGGTACTCTTGGGCTTACCCTCCTCATCCAGAATCACTTGCGGCTCAGTCCTTTGCTTGAGCGCCTCAAGCATCGTCTGCCCCGTGCTATCAGGCGCAGACTGGCGGATCAGGGACTGCTCCAAAAACTCACCCAACGGCAGAACCTGCGCAGACTCCTCACTCTCGGTCGATGGCGCCTGCTCAACCTGCTGCTCAACCTGCTGCTGCGCCTGCTGAGGCTGCCCTTGGCGCTGCATCGCAGGCCTGCTAGCCCACTGATACCCCTTTTGCAGAGCAAACATGCCCGCGCTTTGCCCAACCGATGAAAGCGCCTCCAGCGTCGCGTCCTTGGCATCCCACTCACCCGTGGCCAAGCCGGTGCCCACATACTCCCCTGCAAACTCCCCAGCCGGGTCTAACGCCGCCGCGCCCACATTGCGCGCCAGATTGCCGCCTCCCTGGCGCTGAGCCGCATACACGGAATCTTTGGCAATCAACTCGGCAAACTGGGGCGAGGCCATCGCCTGCTTGACCGCCTGGCGATCCGCGGCATCCACCCCCATCGCCGCAAGCGCACGCCCCGTTGCCGCGCGCGCAGGCGCATTGAGAAGCCAGCGCCCCAACCCCGCCGTAGCCACATCCACGGCGCTGATGACTCCGCCTTTGATCGCCGCTTGCTGAGCAATCTCGTCGCCATGTTGGGCCAGATACCGGGCCACAGCCGCCGTGTCTTGCGGATCAACCCCCGCCTCCGACAGCGCCTGCTGCGCCAAATGCCCCCCTTCCAGCAGAGCATTCCCTGCCGCGCCGCCAGCCCATGCGCCACCAACGCCGCCCACTGCACCACCTACCGCAGCGCCCTTGGGGCCAGCCACACCGCCCGCCAGCGCGCCACCCTTGGCCCCAACACCCGCCCCCGTTACCATGCCAATCAGGCCAGGCAACATATTGGGCGTCTGCTCCACGATACCGGCACCCATTGCGAGCAGGTTTTTACCGGTCGCACGCAGCCCGGCAAACGCATTGGGAGCCTCTTGCCAATCCTTGGCGAACTCGCCAGCCACGCCCGAGATGCCGCCCCAGACACCCTCGCCCTCATCCCAAGCCTTGGACAACTCAGCGCCCTCACGCGAGGACGGATTGAGCTGCCGATACCTGCTCGCCTGCGCTAGCTGTTGCGCCGCGCTGTCATAGTCGCCGCTGGCGATGCTGGCGGAAATGCCCACCGAATGGCGCATATTGCGCCAGCCGCGCTCCAGCGCGTTATCGCTATCCTCTCTGTAGATAGGGCCGCTATAGGGCTCCAATTGCGCCACATTCTTGCGCTTGCCCTGCTGTTGCTGGTCGCTCGGAACCTGTTGATCCTGGGATGGTTTGATGGGTTGGAACTCGCTCATAACGATGAGCATGCGCCAATGGCGAGAAATGTCTAAACCCTATACAGGCCAGAGCGCCCGCACCTCACCCCCCCGCCGCCCTCTATCCCATGCAGCAGACCCTGAGCGGGCGTTCCCGCCGTGGCCTCAGGGTTGACTGGCGTGAGCGGGTTGGTATTCGCCACAGACGACGCACCCGCTGGCATCGCCCGTGACGCATCAGGCATCGGCGCAATGGCTGGCGGCAAATCGTGATCCTCACCTCCGGCTGATTTCCAGATCGCATCCGCCGCCCCCGCCAGCGGCGCTGCCTCGGCAATATTCCTGGCCGCCTGCGTTGCGCTGAACATCCCCTCCACGTTTTTGGTGGCGGTTTTGGCGCGCGTCTCATCGATACGCGCACGATCGAGCTCCGACTGAGCCTGCAAGCGCTGCGCCTGCGCGCGCCAATACTCCGCCCGCGCCTGATCGGCCGGGTCTGGCTGCTGTTGCGCCTGTTGCAACTGCTGCATTTTTGCCGCCATCTGCTCATCAGAGAGCATGAAACGCTCGGGATCCATGCGCTGGGATTTGACCAACTCTGCCATCAGCCTATGCGGCTCCACCCCGTACGCGGGATCGCGCGCCAGCGCCAACATCTGCGTCATGAACTGCTGCTGCGCGTCTCTCTCCAGCAATACGGACGATGCCCGCACATCAATCTGGCAATCGCCTTTGATGCTGTCGTCATCGCTGTACTGCATCATCCAGTCGTAATAACGCTCGATGTGCGGAGCCGTGATGTAATCGTCAAATCGTTTGGCGATACGCCGCAACACACTCGTGGCGTTGCTGTGCTGCATCTGCATTCCGCCCAGAGTGTCCGGCGCGTCGCCGCGAATACCCTGAATCATGGCCGGCATCCCCGTCGTGTCCTCAGCCATTTTGAGAGCGAATTCAATCGCCGCCATCAGCGGTTGCTGCACATTGGTCACAGTAAACGACGCAAACGCCGCACGCACATCATGCACCATCGAATCGTCACGCATGCGCCATGCCTTGCCCGGACGCAGCTCGTAACTGCCATCCTCAGGCACTACGGAATTGGAATACACAATCTGCGGCGCGGACGATAGGCCCAGGTTATCCATCATCGCCCGCACGCTCCCCGTGAGCATCCGCTGTGCCGTGCGAATCTGCCGCGCCACCCCCGCGCCCCACGGCAGGCCCGGCCTGCGCTGCCACGCCAGCACGTCGTAGGGGAACACTCCAGAGTCATGAATGGACAGCGTGATTTTGACGATTCGATCACCAATCAACACCGCCATCGCAGGCAGCCGATTCTCCGCATCCTCATCGAGCTCCACCCCCATCAGGCGCAAATGCTCTGATGCGCAATGGCCGTGGAAAATCCACATCTCAAACTCATCCTCGCTGGCCCTCGCCAGCGTCGGCAACCCCTGTCGCAGCAGCGTCGGCCCCTCACGCAGAGCCGCCCGCAACTGCTCACGGTCGTAGCCTGGCACCTCCAACAACTCCTGAACCTGCCGACGGCTGATTAATTCGCGCTCCCAGATATAACTGCCGTTGTGGATGTTCTCGCCGCACGACGGATCGGGAAACACATTCCACGGATCCACCCGTTTGGAGCCAGGCTGAATCTCCGAGAGACGCACAAACTCCACGCGCCCACTGAGCGGATCGCGCCGCGTTACCCGAGCCGTGCGGCGCACCGGGAACGGCCCTTTGAGCACCCCAGAGCCGATCCTGGCCGCATCCTCAATCACCTGCCGCACCTCACCGTGCCAGTTGGACTCAATCAGCCGGTCGTCGATGGCCTGCTGCATTTTTTCAGCCGCAGTTTTAGCCTCAACCCGTCGCGCGTCCAGCATCGCCTGGGCCTGCGCCGGATCATCCGCCCCCAACAACTGGGCCAACTGCTCCAACTGATGGAGCGACAAATTCGGCAGCGGCGTGGGCTTGATCTCCCACGCTCGATCATCCGTTGGCAGCAAAATGTCCGAAACCCGCGCGCTGGCCGCCTCGCAATACGGGCGCGTGATATTGGGAAACACCAGCGAGCGGCTACCCTGCCCGACAGCACGCGAACCCTGCGACGCGCCAATCAGCCGATCACGCCTGCGCCCCAAATGGTTGGCTGGATGCAAATGCCTGTTGGCATCATCGATGCCCTGGTAATGCTCCTCGTCCTCCGTCCACTCATCCTCAATACCTGAAGCCTCGCGCCCCTGCACCGCCTCCCGCCGCTTGGCCAACAGCGAATTGAGGAACGCATCACGCACCTGCCACAGAGCCTCCTGCTCGTCACCACCAGCCTCCTGCCCCGGCATCACCGCAGCAAACCCCTCCTCAAACTCCGCCTGCACATCACGCGCGCGCACATGTGCGACATCAGCACTCATGCCCAAACCAGCCATGCCCTCTACTCCAACCATCAATAACCAATCTCCGCATCCAGCGGCCTCCACGGAACCGCCGCTCTGCTGCGCTGCTGCTGACTGCGCCACATACTCTCTGCCGCCAACGCAACATACCTCCAGCAGTCCGCGCCGTGCGAATACTGGTCGTGCAGAGGCCCCATTGCCTCTCCATGCCTACTCATGACCCGCTGATAGCGTTTGAGGCACTCCAGCAGCCGCCCCGTTTTTTCAGAATCGAAATAGCTGCGGGGGAACAACATCCGCGCTGCGCGGATACCCTCCTCCACACCCAATTGCGGCAAACACACCACGCGCTCGCGCCCCAGCGCGCGCAACTGCTGCTCGGTAGATTGGCCGCTGTGGAAATTGGCCTGCCTGCCATCGTGCGGCAAATAGTCCGTCCCCCAGCGCCACGGTCTCCTCTCGATTTGTGCAACGTACCAGTCCAACGTCCGGTGGCTATCCTCCAGATAGTCGATCACCCGCACCTCCGTTGGCCCCACCTGCACAAACGCAATCGTCATCGCATCATTCCAACCCAAATCCCACACCGTGTGCACCGGCAGGCGCGGCTCGTACGGAACAGGGCGCACGCGCTGCTCTGCGTATAACTGCTCAATCTCGTGGCGATAAATTGCGCCAGAGGCCACCCGTCGCGGCTTGCCTTCCCAGATGTTCTCGTAGCCGTCGGGATCAGCCACCTTGGCCTTGCGCCGCTCGGCATCGAGCACATCCGAAAACCACGGGTTGTCACGCCAGTTGATCTGGCACACCCAGGCATCCGGGCTGGGCGTGAGCACGAACCGAACATACGTCTCATCCGTTTCCATGTCCGGATTCAGCGTCAGCCAAATCTCGCTGCCCGCTTTGCGAATCGTCGGAATCAGCACGTCCCACGATTTTTTGCACACGCTGTGGGCCTCCTCCACCCACACAATATCCACGCCCTCGAACGATTTGATCGAATCGACCGTGTGCGATTTCAGCCCAGAGAACAGGAACAGAGATCCGTTCGCCCCGCGAATCTCCGTCTCCAGCACCTCGAAAAACCCCGTCAACCCCAGCCGCACAATCTGGTCTGACAGCAAACGATGCACGGAGTCCTTGATCGATTTTTGCACCTCGCGCGCGCACAAAATCCGCAGCGGGCGATCAGCGGCCATCACCAGCAACACCGCCGCCACCGACCAACTCTTCCCCCCCCCTCGTCCACCGTGCAAAACCTTGTAGCGCCTGGGCTCAAATAAAGGGGACAACTTTTGCGGGATTTGCAAACGCTGCACAGCCTCAACCTGCATCACCACTCCTGGCTGGCGGACTCACAAACTCCACCGCAATGCGCGCGCCCCGCTGCGCATCCGCTTGCTCTTGTGTCTTGCTGTCCATCCCGAACGCCTGGCGCTCCATGTCAATGGCAATGCGCAGCGTCTCAGCCAGCGTCTTTGCCGTCTTGGTGCGCTCAGGCAAGCTGATCACCTTGCGGTACAAATCATTGAGCCTGTCCACCCCCTTGTCATCCGGGTTTGCCATCAACTCACCCAACTGCGAGAGCGCCTGCACGGTCTGCGCATCAGCCTGCAACTCAAGCTCAGCCATCAGCTTGTCAGCAATACCGCGCATACGAGCAATATCCTTGCGCTGGGACAGACTAACGTTTGCAAGCTGGACAGAGCCGGCCTCAATGATCTCCGAGTCCGGCTTTGAAGGCTTCGTTATAACCTTCCCTGTAACCATCGCTTCCGTAACCATCGTGCTGGCCCGGTCCTTGATCTTCTGAGACAGATCGCGCGCGATGCCTTCCTTGCGGAAATGCTTGATGATGGCAGCGTGAGAAACCTTCTGCCCGGTTTCCTCGGTGTACTTGGCTGCAAGCTGGTGCGGACTCAAAAGACCTGCTCGCCAGCCAGCCTCAATGCGGTCGTAGTCGATCTTCTTAGGAGCAGGCATTGAAAGCCTCCTGAGTTAAATTGGCCCTGCCTGCGATCTCCTCCAAATCACTTTGGGATAACCGGAACCACTCACCGCGCACGCGCCGATCGCCAAAACGGGCGTGCAAAGCCCTTTCCTCAGCCCTCATATCTGGCACGAAATAAGCGCTTGCCACCCTTAGCGGGAACGGGGATGCGCATTGGTGGCTGGAAAACCTGAGCGTGAACGAGACGCTCATTCCGATCTTGAAGAATTGCTCTCCAGCGGAATCCTCAATAAAGATGACGTACACGAATCCAGATTTCTCAAACTCATCAACTGAGTTGATCTCTGGCGCGACCCTCTCTACAACCTTTCCACGCACCCAACCATCGCGCTTGGCGCGCTTGGATATTGCGGGGTGAGATACCCCGTTCTCACCGGCAATCTCCCGCAGAGTTTTTATGCCTGCGCGGTAATCAAGCTCAATGCGCTCCCAATCAATCGTTTTCTGCCCCATAACATTTTGTTTTGATCGACACCAACCGCGATTGAGGCAGATTGCAGCGCATCACACAAACTCTATGCAGGCAAGGCTAGAGCCTCTAGTCGTCTGCCCGATCACTGACGATGATTTGCAGCAATGGCAGCGCTACATGGGCTACACCCAGCAACAGGCGGCGCAAGCCTTGGGGGTCAGCCAGGCCACTTACTGCGACTGGCTAGCAGGAATGTCTCGCACCACAGGCAAACCGGTACACATTGACAAGAGGACCGAGCTTGCTTGCGCTGCACTGGCCGCGGGGTTCACCCATTACGCACCACCGCCCAGTTAAAGCCCGCTTTTGTCCGCGTATCCATTGCCCCTTCCATATCTGCCCACCAACTCGACCAGCGCTGCAACCGCGATTAACCACGCACAAAATGATTACCGTCTGGCGACTGGTAAACCGTCCGGCCGTCATCCGCTCTGCCCACCTCTCGCAAACCCGATTGCCCCTGCTGTCCTTGCCCCAGGTAAGGCAAGCTTTGGGGGTCGATCCTGTACGCCTGCCCTGTATCCTGGTTATACGCCACCAGGCTGCCATCATCCGCATGCATCATCTGCACGCGACCGCCCTGACCATTCCCGCTGCCACCACGGCTGAACACATCCGGATAGCGCTGCATCAGCGTCTGGCGCTCCTCATCGGTTCTCGCCGCGTCATAGCGCGCCAGAATATCCAGCTCGCGCTGTTTTCGCATGGCCTCAGCGCCCTTGACGGCGTTGCCATACTGGGACTCGGCCGCCTTCAAATCCAGCTCCCGAGACTCCAATTGGCCAGCCACATCCTGACGGCGGTTTTGCCCCGCCTCCTGCATCGCCCGATCCAGCAAACCCATCTCACCACTGATGCGCTCACCCTCCAGCTTCGTCTGGTTATCACTCCGGCTCATCCGCTCTTTTGAGCGGTGCTCATCCAGCAGCCCCATAGCCTGGAGATTGGCCTGATACGCCCTGGAAACCGCCCGCGGACCGAGCGACTGGAACTCCATCGCCCCAAGATACGCATCGCGCATCGCTTGCTGCCAATCGATCGCCTGCTCCCGCCTTGCAGCGGGCGATGCTGCGCTGGAGGGGGCCACTCCCCCACGCAGCGCAATCGGCCCAGCCTGCCGCGCATAATCAATCAGACCTGTGTTCGTGCCATCTCTTTGGTCACGCCGAGGATCAGATGCTCGCGCCTGAGCCACAAGGCCCAATCCGGAGTCGCCTCCCGCCTGACGCTGCTGGCGCAACGCAGCCAAATGATCGCGCCACACCTGCCCAGCCGCTGGTTGTTGCTGCGACTGTTGCGGCTGCGGCTCGTCGGCGGCCACCCATTGCCCCTTGTAGCCGGGCATGATGCGCCGCCCCAACGTATCGAGCGCAGCGATGTTCTGCGCGCTTGGCTTGCCCAGATTGGCCGGCAACCCCATGCCATTAGGGTTGTCGCTGTACTGGCCGCGCCCATGCTGATAAATGCCCGGCGCAACCTCCTTGCCCACGGGCTGGGTTACAGAATTGGCCGCCAGCGCACCGCCAGCGGCAGGCCCAGAGGGCCGCGAAGCGCCAGGGGCCTGCGCGTTGGCCGCTGCGGCCACATCAAGCAAGCCGGGGGGCGGTAGCGTTTGCGTGCCAGAAGGCACGGTCGGCTGAATGGGCGCAGGCGCTGGCTTAGGCGATGCGGGCGGCACAACCGTTGGCCCAACATCGCCCAGAAATACGCTGGGGTTTTTCTGCTCATACTCCCGTAATGCTTGCTGACCGAAATCCGGCGCTGGCGGCGGCTCCACATAACTTCGATACACCGACCTTTGCATTCGCTGCCCTGCAGCCGCGCGCGCCTCTGCTGCCAATTGCGGGCCAACCGCATCGGATCGCTCATTCATTTCAGCCGCCCGCCCTTCTACAAGCAGCTGATGCTGCCGTCCCGCCTCCCTGGGACTGCTTGCAGGGCCGACCAACATTTCATCAGCAATACGCCGAGAAGTCGCAGACAAATTCTGCCCACCCCTGGCGGAGCCAACCGTATGCTCAAGCGCCGGACCTCGCCCCAACAGCCCGCCTTCTGCTATCTCTGGTCGCTTGGGCGCAGACAAACTCTGCCCAGCCGCGTCACCCTGAGCAGACCAGGAATCCATCTTGCCCGAATGCGTCGCCGGAAAACTGCGCCGCCCCTCCCACGACGGCACCCGCTTGGCCGCATCCAGCAAAGGCGTACCCTCTTGCGCCACGGGACCACCCGGGGCCTTGGGCGCATCCGAATAACTGTTGCCCTGGCGCTGAATGCCCTTGGGCAAGTGCGACGGCTGCTGCCTGAGGCGGTCTTCTTCGGAAACCATGCCCCCGTCAGCCAATTGCAGTCGCTGGCCCGATGGCGGCGCGGCTTGCCGCCCGCCAATGGGCGTGTGCGTGTCGTCGAGCATTTGCTGCAACGCCAGCAGGCCAATGCCGTACACCTGCTCTGGCGTGATCTGGAATTCGCCATTGGATAGCGCCACCGGCACGCCCGCCCGACTACCACGACCGGCCACCCCCTCGGGAACCTGTTGCTGCGCATGGGCAATCAACCCATCAAGCCGACCCGGCCCAATCGCCCGCGTGCTATCTGCGGGCATGATGAAACTGCCCTCTGGCACCTCGGCCTCAATGCTGTCGCTCGTGCCATGCCCAGGGCCTCGAACCATGCCGCCCTGGGCGTAGCCCGCACGTATTTTTGCCATTTCCACCTCTCCCCGCTCATGCGATAGGGCCAGGCATCATCCCCTGCCCGTCACGCAGCCACGTCTCATTGCGCAAACTGCTTGCGCGCCCAAACTCTCGCTCGAATTCAGCCAGCGCCAACGCCGCCTTGCGCTCATTGAACAGCTCCGTATCGCCACGGCAGAACGCCCTGTAGAGCATCCACTGCACCAGCGCCGCGTGTCCCTCTGGCCGAACTTCCGGCACATCCGACATGGCCCGCATGGGCTTGGCCATGCGCGAGACAACCATATCCACCTGCCCGGATGCGCCAGGGCGCGGCCACAGATACAGGCGATCCGTCTCCAGCCCGCTGACCAGAAACTGCACCGCGCCCCTAGCCCCATCGCGCTGCCAATTGGGCATGCTCGCATCCATGCGATGCACATCCCATAGCTGCACTTCCGTGTCCGCATCCCGCGCGCGCAGGCAAGCAATTGCGTCCTCGGGCATCGCCACAGACTCCTGCCCTGGCGCGTAATTCAGCAACACCCTGCGCCGCAGCAACTGCCCACGCCTGCATGCCTGCATCTGGGCTTCGTTGGCGTAGATCGTCAGCAGCTCGTCAGAACAGAAATACGGCTGTCTATCGTCCTGCGCCTGCGCGCGGTACAACCCGATCAAATCCTGCAACGTCATGGCCGCCAGCCTCAGCCGCGCATCACGGCTGCGCCAAAACCTCGCGCAGCCACGCTCCGCCTCGGGGGTTCCTGTCCTCCACAACCGTGAAGGGGAACCTGAGCGAATTTCTGCGCTGAACCAGATTCATTTGATCGCCCAGGCGGTCATCGAGCATCTGATCGTAATCGGCGCGTTTGGCCCGCGCCAGCGCCTCGACGAATTTGCGCTTGATCCGCTGTGGCACATCGCGGCGCAAATACTGCATCACGCCATTGACGCCCACAGCCACCATCGGGGCCTCGTTTTCCTGGCCGCTCGACTGCACCACCACCGTCACCAATTCCTGCATGAACGCCTCACGCTCAGCCGCGCTCATATCCACCTCTTTCACAATATCCTCATGCGTCGGGCGCTGCCCGATCTCCAGCGTCTGTTCTGCCCCGATGTATTCAGCGTGGGCGTCAATAGTCCGTCGTGCCACTGTGTTGATCTCCCATTACAAAAACGGCCTGGCGGTTCATGAAAGCCCGCACAGGCCAGCAAACGCAACAATTTCCACTCAAACCTGCGCCACGAAATGCAACGCACCATTGGCAGCAACAATGCCAAGCGCCGTTTTCTGGCTGATGCGAAAGCCTCGCTCATCAGGCGCAATACCATTGCTCTCCAAGGTGACCGCGCCGCTGGCATCCGTTTTGAACGCGCTGTTTTGCTCCATGCCCTTGAACCATTCCAGCGCACAGCCAGACTTTTCCACTACGCGCACATGGCGCGGGGAAAAGCCAACGTGGACATAAAGAAATTCATCCTCTTTAATCGCCGTCGCGTCGAAAACAATTTTTCCTACGGCAAAACCCGGCGTGCCCTGGTCAAGAAATTCAGAGCGCGTTTGACCTGCTGTGTTATCCATTTCGTAAACCTCCTTTTGGACGCGCGCTCAGGCCAGCTCGCCGCCATGCCTGAGCGCCTTGGGCGAACTAACTATTAGAGAGCCGACACACCAGCCTGAATAATCCCCATCCAGCCTTCATTGAGCAGCGTGCACTGCATGTAGAACTTGGCCCCGACAAAACCGCGCTGCCCCAGCGGATCGGCGCTGGACTTCTGCCCCACCGGGATGTACGTCGGGTCAATCGAATCCTTGCCGCGCAAGGTCAACTGGCCCCAGGCATCCTCTCCCGTCACAATGAACGGGTACACATCCACATTGGTGCCACCAACGCTCTCCAGCCCCGTTGCGCCCACCGCAGCGCCCGCGCCTTCATACGGCGCAAGCTCTGGCGACGTGATGAAGCGGAAATTCTCCGCGCTGCCCAACTCATAGGGGGAGACCGCCTTGCGCGAACCATAGCTGGCCACCGGCGTAAATCCCGGCAGATCACGAATGTCGCTCTCTGCGTCAGAGTGAACAAACACCAGGTAGGATGCCTCCACTGCGCGCGTACTGATATTGGCGCTGGGCGCAAGAATCTGCGTCACCCGCTTGGCATGATTGGCCTGCAAATTGCGGCTGGCCTTGCGCAATACATTCAGCGTAATCTTGCTGGCAACCGCATTGCGGCTCGAAGCATTGCCCGCGTAAAACACATTGGCGCAACTCTTGATTGACCCATAACGGATCATCTCGCGCAGCAGGCCGATGCGCTCGCCACACTGGCGTTTCATCTCCATCGGAATGTCATCCTCGTACATATCCGCCGCCTGATCGGTGAACTGATACAAACAACCATACTGACGCATCGTCGCTGTAATATCCTGCGGCACCAGCTTATCGGCGCTGGGCGTTACCCCTTCCGCCAATTGATGCGCAGCAGGATCTGCCTTGGGTCGGTTCACCGCATCCCAATCCACTTGGCCCGGGCTGGCCCCCAACGACGCGCCATACGGCAAATAGCGTCGGTACACAATCTGGGTGCCGTGGTTTTTGGGCATGGTGCGCTGCTGGCCGGTAATACCCAAAACCTCCGCAGCCACCGCGTGCGCGAGAATCTCGCCCTTGAATTTACCAATCCGCATTGCGGGATTGGCGGTAGTGACTCCACTCATGGTAGCCTCCTGAAATCATCGGTTGAGCACCGCATTGAACGCGGCCTCGAAGTCATCCTGTTCGGTTGGAGCCGATTGCGGCCTCGGGGAGCGCCCCTGAGGCGTCAATGCCCGCTCCAATCGGTCGCGACCCTTCGCGTGCGCGGCTGCGGCCTTGGCTTTGGCGGCATTGCGCTGCTCGAACTTGTCGAGCAACCCGGCGATCTCATCGGCGGTTGTTCCGTGTCGGGCGATTTGCTGCGTTTGGGCATCCTGCGTGGACACCCATAAATTGAACTGTGGTGTGCGCACCGTCTCCTGCCACCCTGGGCGCAATCGGTCGAGCAGCGCCAACTCAACGCGGGGATCAGCAGGCGCAGGCTGTAGCGGCTGCTCTTGCGGCAGCTGCCCCTGTTGCGTATGCGCGCCCGCCACGCCATCGGCGGCAGGGCTTTTCAGGCGCTTGATGAGCAACGACTGAGAGTGCGCCACCGCGGCAGACACCGCATCGACGATGCTGCGCTGCACATCCTCTTCGGAGAAATCCCCCAGATTGACCTTGCCTGCAATAGCCTGCGCAATCTGTTTGCTCAACTCGCCGCCATCGATCAACGAACCGTCGTCAGCCGCGCCACCAGCCATTGCGCCAGCATCTGGCTCGGATTGAGTCCCATCGGAGGGCTGCTGCTGTCGCAGTCGTCCATTGAGTTCACCGATCTTGCCAAACGCCTTGCGCAACTCCAGCCGCTGCGCCTCCAGCTCTTGAGTCTGCGACATCAGTAAATTGTGCAGCTCCTTATTCGAGAACCCCGCCACCACCTCAGGCTCAGCATGGCCCGCATCCTCGTCAGAATTTTCCGGGGAGGACGCCCCACCCTGATCCTCTTGATCCTGGCCTTGGTCTTGACCCTCTTGGCGCTGCGTCGCAGCATCCGATGGACCTGGCTCAACATCGGGCTTCGCACTGGAATAGGCCTCGGCCTGCTCCTCAGAGGCGGGGGCCACATCCACAGCGCCAGCCTCCAGGCCCGCCACACTGGCAAACCCGGCTGCAAAGCTGCTCTCATCGTCCTGCTGCTGATCGTTCGTTACATCACTCATTGACATTGCTCCACAATTGCCGCCAACTACAGGGCTAGTAGCCGTAGCCACCATCGCTGTAGCCTTTCTCTGCCGGGCCGGGCGCTTTTTCACCCAGAGCCAGCACCGACTTCCACGCCGAAATCTGCCCCCGCACAAGCGCAGTGCTCATGGCATCCATCAACGGGGAATCGTTGCGCACACGCAAAAGCTCAATTTGCGCCACCGCATGCGCTTCAATGGCAGCCCAAGTGGGCGAATGCACGTCAACTTCTGGCCTGCTCAATGAAACACTCCTGTGGCATATACGCAGCCATCATCGTGCCCCAATTGAGCGCAATGTCTAAACCCTATACAGGCAGGCAAACGCCAAGCGCGGCCAACCCCGCAAAATCAGGCATGTTTCACGCCTGGAGTCCCCATGCCCGAGTTTTTTTCTGTTGATGTCGTGCGCGCAAAAAATGCCCACGGAAACAAATGCAAGACACACTCATCCGGCCCCAATGCAAGCCACTGCTCTTTTTTTATTTGTTTCAGATAATTGACAATAGATTCATCATCATCAACCTCTGTTTTGACGCTCAGGCCAAATCTTTTCCATTGGTCACACCAGGGAAAGTAATAAACTTCAACACACAGATAAAGCGACGGCCTCTTTTTTGTAAACCAACAAAAGGCCATATTCGGGCGCGGACCATAAACGCGCTCAATATGGACAGCGAGCCGCCCAGCGCCGGATTCGATATTGAATTGAGACATAAGCACTCCTGCGCAAGTTCAGAAGGTTTAAACCTTGAAGATTTTGTTTACGCCATTCAATTGTGTTCGTTTTGGTCAGCTACTCCAAAACCGCCTCTCAAAAAGGCTGCTGCATGTCTCCATACAGATCAGACCATATCTTCACCCTGATTATCAGGGGCTGGGTACTTCGCTGCGCTTGCAGCTACGCCGTTGCGGCTGGCCGTTGAACCTTCACCTTTTCAGGCGCTCGGCTGCTGATTGCCCAATCCTCTTTCTTTTCAAGCATTCGCATATACCGTTTCCAGTTGTGCTGTAGCGCCAGAGGCTCTAAGGGGTTTCCAGCAATTCACCCAGTTTTACAATGCTGCTTACGCAACAAGGGGACTTTGGCACGCCGAAAAACCATTATTCGACGCATTCATCAAATCCCAAGTAACGATAATATCCCCACCGTTTGGAGTAATGGGCAAACCCGTAGCCGTATCAATATAAGCAATCAACGGCGAAGTGGATTCCGTGCCAGAATCGGAATAAATGATAATGGCCTCGATACTTGCGCCAGAAACGGCAGCAAACGTGCAATCTGCCGCGTCAGCAGCACCTCCAGTTGTCGTTTTGGCGGTCAACGTCACCGGCCCCGCGATGCGGCTGGTTGTAGGCACGTCAGACAGCCATTGATGCACCGCCGTCTGCGGGGTATAGGCCCCGGTATCCACCAAAATCACCTTGATGGTGTCGGTCAGCCAGTTCAGTTGCGCCTCCAGAAAGCGCTGCCGCGCAGCGTCATAGAGAGTGTTTGCCATGCGTTCCTCCTTGAGATGGCAAAGAAGCACTCCTGCGCCCCTGTTGGTTTTTGAGCTGATTTGGGTCTTTGATCGAAACCGAATCGTCGGCGATAACCAGCAGGCGCGCGAGCCTGCCGCTTTTTTCTTGCAGCGCAACCCTCGCCTGCCCGATCTCGATCACTTCGCCGGGACGGATGTCGACATAGATTTTTCGCATAACCATGCGCTCAGTATGCGCACACGTCACGCCACAAGCCATGCCCTATACAGTCCAGCGCACAAACGCGCCACACCAATCAAAACGCAACGCGTCGAAAAAATCGGGTTTTTTGAACATGTGGGCCTGAACGTGTTCAAAAAATGACACTTTTTAAACCTGTGCCATGACTGGCGCGCCCCGCATCGTGCAGGCACCCGTGCCTGTACCATGCCCTGCCTGCTGGGGGCAGGCGGCATGGATGGGGTGGAAATCAGGCCAGCGCGGGCGGCTGGGATGGCGGCAGCCTGCGTTGCAGGGCTCGGGCCATGCGCTGGGTGCAGACGTTGGCAAGCCGGGCCAGCTCTTCAGGCGGCAGGTGCGCGTCGCCCGATTCGATGGCGCTGGCCCATTGGGCGCTGGGCAGCACGTAGGCATCGCGGGCGATGGGATTGATGCTCATGCCCTGGCGGTAGCCGAAGCTGACGATAAAGCGATGGCCCATCAAGGCGTCCAGCACCAGCCCTTGCAGCACTTCAGGGGGCAAATCCCAGCGGGTTTGCTGGCCGTTGCGCACGTCGTCGATGTACTGGCAGGCCGCTTCGTGGGCCGCTTGCATGGCCGGGCCATTGGTGAAGTCCAGCGCCGCAGCGTCTTGCTGTGCCCATTTTTTCTTGACGCGCCGCATTACCTCCAGCCAAATCTTGCCGCCGTCTTTTTCGCCTTGTGCGGCCAGGATGTCAAAGCATTGCTTGAGCGATGGGGGCTGGGCTGGAATCTGGGCTGGCAGGTGTTTCTGGATCAGCGCGGCAATGGCTGGCTGGTCGATCTTGCTCTTGAGGTAGAGGCAGGCGCTGTGAAACTGCGCGGCGGGCAGCTCGGTGTAGCGGGGCACGCCGAACTTGCGGTGCAGGCGCGCCCAGGTTTCGGCGTGGCTTTTTTGCTTGCCCGATTCGACTACCAGATCGACCAGCTCCTTGAGGTGCTGTTGTTGGGCAGGGGTGATGGTGGCGGGCTGGGTTTGTGCGTCCAGCACGTCCAGCACCCAGCGGCGGAATTCTGCTGCGCGGGCGGTGCGGGCGAACATGCCCAGCAGGTGCGCGCCGCGCAAGGAGAAGATGCGCACGTCTTGCACGCCGCCTGCGGTGGGCAGTTTCACCACAGCGGTCATGCTGTCGGTGAATTCGGCGGCGTTGCGGCTGTAGAGTTCGTTGACCCTGTCCTCACGGCTGTAGCCAAGGGATACCGCAATTTGCGGTGACCTTAGCCACAACTGACCATCGCGGGAAACCACGTCAAAGGTGGTTGCTTGAAAACAAAGGGTTGCGCCGTTGGCGGCTTGGACGGATTGCGTCATGGTAAACACTCCTGCTTGAGTCTTGAAAGACCCTTGCCGGAACGTTTCTACGCGCATCCGGCAAAGGTGGCCGGGAGGTTAGAAACTCGCAAGCAGACGAGCGGACTTCTTCCCCTTGCGGGTGTTGTATCCGTCGCCCTCCCGGCCTTCAATCAAGAATTCCGGGCGCAAAAAAGCCGCTGTTTGCGGGTAGCGGCTGACCGCTGCTTGCTGGAGTTTCTACGCTCCACCTCTTGCGAGGCAGTGCCATCATACCCCAATCAGCAGCGGGAAGCAGTTACTTCTCAATGTATATCGTTATGTCACGCCACGCCAGCGCATTGCAGGCTGTCCATCTGCTTTTCCAGTTTGCGCAGCTTGGCCGATATTTCCATCAGCTCCAGCATGTTCTGGCACGTCTGGGCAGCCGCCGCCGCCGATGTATCAATACCCCTCATGGCCCTTGCGACAGAAATCGCCTCTTTGGGCGTAAGCTCCACCAGCAACTCGCCATTGGCAAGCTCCAGACGAAACCGCCCATCAGGAAAAATCGTCGTGGAGATAATGCGTGTTTGAGGATACTGTTTCACCGGGGCATAAACCCCTCGCAAAATACGCTTGATTTTCCCTAAGTTGTGCAGTTTTTTGATCGAGTCGTCCACCGTCACCAATCTCATCCCCGTCATTTCGGCCACCGTCTCCCTGGTTGCCTGCAACTCCATGGTGTGCAACTCCACAATAGCCTCATAAACCCGCTGCAAACTGCTTGATTGATTTTTTTCCATCGCTTCCTGCAAATTCAAAGCCACACAATTCAGAGAAAAGCCGGTCGTTTTCACACCGTCTTCAACTCTCCCAAATTCACCACAAAAGCCCGATCCCGTTTGCACAGGGGGTTCAACACTGCATCAACCTTCTGACCGTCACATTCAGTGCACCCAGTTCATCCATTTTCTTGATCCGCCACATGGCTCGCTGCCCATGCCAGCCATTGAAACTGCCACGGTGGCAGCTATGGCACAGCGCCACGCAGGTGTACTGCTGGCCCTGCTTGATGTGATGCGCCTCACTTGGGCCTGGCGCATCGCAAACGCTGCACGGCAGAGCTTTCACACGCGCCAAATGGGCGCGCTCCTTTTGGGTAAGCCGGTTATTCATTGAATTCACCCAAAATAGCGCCCATCATTTCGTGCGCCCGCTCGCCCAAATGCGGCCACAAAACCGGCGCGGCATACGGCCCACGCAGAAACCCCATCGCTGCAAAATGGAATTCGCGGAAAACGTTTTCATCAGCCTTGGCATAGCTGATGGACTTGGGAACAGGCACCAGTCCACCACTTGCACCGGGCAGCCAATCCACCCACGCGGCACCAACCTTCAACCAGTTGCGAAACTGCCCGAAATCCTCAAACTTCTCTTGCGCTTCAAATACAGCCCGCTCGATTGCCATGTGCCGCCGATGAAATGGCCCACTGCGCGGCAAATGGGTTGAAACCGTCTGAATCTCGCCCGGCTCCATGCGCAGCAACCGATTCCAGAACCTGCGCCAACGCCCCTGGTTTTGCTCTCCCACGCCGTGGATATGCGCAAAAATCACCTTGCGCGCAGCCTGCCGCTCCGCCTCCGTGATCTCAACACCGTGCAGGCGAACCAACTCAATTTCCGGCATCGCTCACCTCCACCAGCACTTCACCCCCTTTGACGATTGGGCCGCGCCGAATACCCAAGCTCCAATGGCGGTCGTCCACCCCCAGCACATCGGCCAAGCCATCCAGCCCCGCCTTCATCCTCGCCAGCGCGTTGTCCAGGTCGTAGGCGCGCTTGCTTGAGGCACAGAACGTCAGCGACACATGCAGGCGCTCGGCCTGCACCCGCTGCACTCCCTGCTCTCGCGCGCGCAGCGCGCAAACGCTGCGATAGGACTTCTTGGCCCTGGCCAGCCTGGCCCAATGCAGGCGCGCGTTGGGCGAAAGCTCCTTGGGCGGCCAGGGCAGCGTGAACCGGATCAGCATTTCAGCCCCCACTGCCGCGCCGTGACCGACAGGATTCGGCCCACTGCATGCGCGCGGCTGCAATCTGGGCATCGGCCGGTGCATGCTTTTTGCATACGTGCTCCAACGATTGGAATTGGCTGGCGCTGCCCAGCGCGCACGGGGCGAAACCGTGGCGCGTCATCTCCGGGCTGGCCTTGGGTTGCCAGTGTTTGCAGGTCAGGCATGTTGTTGCGCATGTCACGCCGCCTCCTTTCGTGTTGCATGAATCGGCGGCGGGGCCGCCTTCAGTGCCGCGCGCGCCAGCTCAGCAGCGCGGCGCTTGCGCTCATCCCATTGCGCTTGCTGTGCCGCCGCCTGGGCAACACGGAAACGCTCAGCCTCCATCGCCCTTTGGCGAATCTCAGCCCGCAACGCCGCCAAACGCTCTTTGATATCGCTAGGCGCATCAACAGGCTGCGTCAAGTCGGTTGTCAGCAAAGCCATAGGATTGAACGCCGGGGCCTGCAATTGAGGCCGATGCCGCTGCGCCTGCGCATCGGTCAGCAAGCCCGCGCTCACTGCCTGATCCAGCGCTGCATTGCGCCCCGCCGCGTCCCAACCCTCGGACACCAGCACCACCGGCTGGCGGCGCATCTCGCGCCCCTCACGCACAATCCGCTCGTAGGCCGACAAAAACGCCATGCGCGCGCCCACCTTGTCGCCCGCCTCGGCAACCGGCCTGGCCTGCCCCCATGCCGCGGCAACCTCATCCGTCCACACCACCGTTTCGCGCTCATCCAACGCCCGCAGCGCCAGCGCCCACGCCTCGTTGGGCGCCAGACGGCCCGACAACTCATCAACGCGATCCAGTACCACCTTCAGCGTCAGCTTTCCCGCATGCTCGCTACGCACCCGCACCAGCGCCTGGGCGAGCACCTCACGGTCAAAAATCGCTAAATCCTCGGCCATCAGCAGCGCCGCGCCCGGCGTCAACTGTTGGCCCAATACCTCGGCAGTGGCCGCCAGCGTCGCGATCAGCCACTCCATGTCGTGCTCGTTCAGCATGGCTGCGCCTCCACATCCACAAAATCGGCCGGCGCCGACTGTCCGGCTCGCTTGGCCCGCAGCATTGCAATTGCCTCGGACGCCGCATCCGCGTTACTCTGCGTCTGGTCGATCTGCCGCGCCCTGGTCGCCGTCATCGCCCGGCCCGATGCCCACTGCGTCCGGTAGCCCTCTGCCTGCGCAAGCAACAGGCCAATGCCGTGGCAAGCGCGCACCACGAACGCATCGTTGACGCAATCGACGAAAAACGCTGCCACTGCCGGGGCCTCCTGCTCCCCCAGGCGCTGCACCAACTGCCGCACGTTGGCGTTCACCTTCGCATTGCGCACCGGCTTCGTGCCGTAGCGCCGCTGGTGCGCATCGCTGTACGACTGCCACGTCGTGCGGCATGCCGCTTGCAGTGCGTCGACATCGCCCGGTTTTGCAGGATCGGCAGATTTGCCCCGTTTCGCTTTGGCAACCGCTTTTGCATCTCGTGCAACGGGCACAACAGCAAAACCATCGTCGGCGTCGCGGCGCGAATGCGGCGCGGAATATGGTGGTTCTACTGATGGTTCTATTGATGGATCTATGGTGGATAGGGTGACACCCGTGTCACCCGTCTCTGTCGTATTTGTCACCCGTCTCCCACCTGATTTGTCACCCGTCTCTGTCGTATTTGTCACCCCTGTCAATTTGTCACCCCTGTCAAATTGACACCCGTCTTGATCTGCAAACGGGTCTGGCTCCTCGACCAATCGATGGCGATTTTTTTTGCGCTCCTGCTGGCGACGGGCATCCTCTTGCGCGGCATGGGCTTGCAGCTTGCGCACATTCAGGCGATACCGGCGCGTTGCGCCAGGCACACCGCCGTTGTGATTGCCCACAACAGCAATCCATTGATCCCGCTCCAAATCGCGCAACACCCGCTGCGCCGTACGCTCACTGCATGAGAGCTTCTCCGCAAGCGAGTAAATGGACGGATGGATATTGCCGCCCTCATCATTAGCCCAATCGGACAGCGCCAATAGCGCCATCTTGGCGTTCATCGGCAGCGCCGTCTTCCACGACAGCGCCATCAGCGTCACACTCATTGCTCGCCTCCTTGCTTGCTGGCATCGCCGCCTGCTTGGCGGGCATCAAGCAAAGCCCGCAAACGCTCGAAATCCACCCGGTAATGGAGCCTGGCGGGGGAGCCTCGCTTGCTTTCATGCAGCAGGCCGAGACCACGCAGCACGCGCCGCACGGTTTCTTGTTCACAACGCGTCAATCCAGTCAACTCACGCCACTGCGCTCCGGTCATCTCAAACCAGCCAGTGCCGTAAAACGAGTTGGCGCTATGGCGCACGGCCTGCGAGAGAAACAAAGCGCCAGTGATGCCGATACCTAGATCGACAAATTCCCGATGCAACTCGATGGGATCTCCCATCAGCGCCTCAAGCACGTCGCTATTCATGCTTGCGCTCCTTTCTCTTTCTGATCAACAGTCCCAGCCAAAGCGTGCGCCAGCACCCAGGACAAAACCATCACCCATGCCAACACAGCGTGACCAGCGCCTACCAGCACAACAATCTGCGCCCACGTCAACAATCGCCACAGCCACGCCAGATAAGGGCGGGCGATGCGTAGCGGCAAATTCGGGAGCGCCGAATACGCCAGCAGCAACAGCAGCGAGAATGCAAACACCAGCCACACCCAGAACGCGAACACATTGCCCGCCCAATCGACGCCATGCGCGAGCCAGGCATACAGCAGGCCCAGCTTGACCGTTGCGATCAACGCCGACTCCAGCGTTGACCTGTATTGATTTGCACGCTTCATGCCTGCGCCCCTTTCACATAAACTCGGGCGCCGCCCGTCCCGTGCCCCTTGATGCGGGCCGTTGTTCCAATCACGCGAATCGCCTCCTTGCGGATCGCCTTGGCGTACACCGCACCGAAGGCCCTATCGTCGTTTGGCCTGATCCCGGCCAGCTTGGCCGCGTTCGTCACCAGCTCGCCGCTGATCGGCCCGTGCTCTCGGATGTGGGCCACGATGAATTGATAGGCGCGTTCGCCGAATCCCGGCGTGGCCGATTCCTGCTTTTCTGCGCACGCCTGCGCAGCCTCCTCGCCCAAACGCCGGGCGGTGGCTTGCAGTTGGGATGGGGTCATGATTCCCCCTTTGCGGCAGCATCCGGTCCGCCAACGTCCCGATTCAGGCCCGGCTTATGCACTGGATCACTGAACACAGAAGCGCGAAGATTCGCGCAATGCTCCACATACGTCACCCCATACGCCAGCTTGAAAACCGCGTCGCGCAGCAGCTCCGCTTCGCTGGCCCCCACACTGCGCGCCACCTCCTGAAACCGCAGGCGCGCATCCAAAGGCACAAGGGTTTTCATTGGCTCATCACACTTACCCATGGGGCTGGAAACCCCTCTCGCAAAAACAGTGCTCATAGGAATCTCACACGTCGTAATAAAAAAACAACCATCCACTCATGGCCGCCCCTGCCGCGATCCGCGCCAAGCCAATGCCCCACCATTGAGCAACCAATTGAGCGCACAAATGCAGTCCAAATGCCAGTCCACACGCCCGAAACCCTCGGACGACCACTGACATGAACAACGCCCATGCATGCAAACCCCGCCTTCTGCCGGGGAGTGCGACAGTTCAGCCATGACGCACCTCACGCAAAAGGGCGGACGACCCAACCAGGCGGAGACAATCCCGGTTCCTCAACCACAACCCGCAAGGGCCGTCCATGAACGAAGAACTGAAAGAATTAAGAGAGGCGCTCGAAGCCAACTTGGAGCTGGTCAAGCTATTGAGCCAGCGCATCGAATTTCTGGAACAGCCTGTCGAAGAAAACGCCGCGCGCCAAATCGCCTGCATGCTCATGCTGCGCGCCCTGTATCAAAGCTGTCAGAACCAGCCTCAGACGACCCAGCACCTGGAACGTTTGGCCGCGTTTGTGCAGGCCCAGCCTGGCTACGTGCTCGGCAACATGCACAACTTCCACCGCATGAAGGCGTACCTGGACTGGATGACCGATCCGGGCCAACCTGTTTGATGGGAATCTCTCGCAAGCGCTCTATCCCTGCATACATCTCTGCCACGCGCTGCGCCGTTCGCTCGGCAGCGGCAAGCGCGTCAACTGACGACGCCAGGAAACGGGATAGTTCAGTCATGCAGAGTCTCCCGGGCGTAATCCGCCAAAGGACGCCCGGAGGGATGCGGCCAATGGGGATCGGGCGTACGAACCCAAGCCACATCTGGTCGCATTTGTTCTACCGTCAAACGTCCCTCTGATAGCTTTTCCAGCTCCGGGCAATGCCGTTCAGGAACGCGCTTCCAGCCATGCACTGTTGGCGTAGAAAGCCCAAGCGCTCGGGCAACAACAGTAGGCCCACCAATATCAGCAACGTAATTCATGCCTGATATTGTAAGGTGCGCCTAATATCAAATCAAGGAGTAACTAACTCATTTCTGATTAGGATCGCCTAATGAGATCATTGCAAGACAGGTTCCTGCTGTTGCTGCAGGAATTCCCGCACATCACCAAAGCAGACTTGGCGAGGACAGCAGGCGTTAAACAGCCTTCCGTCAGCGATTGGTTTTCAGGCAAAACGAAGACCCTCAAAGCGGGGCCAGCGTCGAAGATTGCCAAGAAGTACGGAATCTCTGCCCATTGGCTTGCCACAGGCCAAGGCGCAATGCGTGATGACATCCACATCAACACCAGCCCCGCCGAGCTGGGCGGTCGGCGTGTGCCGCTGATCTCCCTCATCCAGGCGGGCAACTGGCGGGAGGTTGTGGACAACTTCCAGCCCGGCGATGCCGAAGAATGGCTCTACACCGATGCGCGCCTGACGCCGGGCGCGTTTGCGCTGCAGATCGTGGGCAACTCGATGGAGCCGGAGTTCCGCGAGGGCGACCGCGTGATCATCGACCCCGGCGTGGCGCCCAGGCCCGGCTCATTCGTGGCGGCGGTCAACGGTCAAAGCGCCGCCGCAGAGAGGCAGGCAACGTTCAAAAAGTACCGCCCGCGCTGCATTGATGAGGCGGGCAATGTCATCTTCGAGCTGGTGCCGCTCAACGACGATTACCCCACTCTCAGATCGGACGTGCAGCCCATCGAGATCATCGGCACGATGGTCGAGCATCGCAGGTATTTCAGGTGAGCGACATGAGCCAGGCCAGTCTTTTCCCCGTCAACGTCATTTACACCCTGCCATCGAGCGCTGCCGGTCTGCTGCGCCTCAGGGAAACCCCCACCGGCTGCCGCCTTCCACGCGCGATACAATTGCAACAATGAGTATCAACACCGGAGGTATGAATGCAACACTCAGCAGGCGCACCTGCAGCGCAGGCGAGATGTCCCAAATGCCATGCTCCCAGGCAGGACTTCGCGCCCCATGCCAGCTGCCCGCAGTGCGGCATCATTTACGACAAGTACGACCCCGTCAAAGCGGCCGAACTGGAGGCCAGACGCCAAGCGCTGCGCAATGGCAAAAAGCCTGCGCCGGCGCAGCGTAAAAAGGCGGCGGGCTTTGCCGATTCTGCGCCCCCTTCGTGGATGGAGAGCTGGAGCGAGCGCCCACGCTACACGGTGCAGCCAGCCGCCTTCATCAAGCACCTGCGCCAAGCCTCCATCTACCCCACGTTCCGGCAACTGGTAGGGCTGTTTTACTTTCTGCAACTGTTGCTTGGCATGGTGTTTTTGTTTGTCGGGTTTTACGTATTCTTTTATGGCCCTGATTCTGCGATACGCGCCTCGGGCCTGCTTGGCGGGGTATTTATGGGCCTGTTGCTGGTCATCGTTGCCAAGGTGTTTCGGGAGATGTCCCTCATGATGGCCGACCTCAGCGATGCGGCCGTCACAATTGCCGCCAGCATGCAGCCAGAGCAGTGATTGCAGGGCAACGGCTGAATTTCACGCGCGTTTCAAATCATGGCAACATCTGGATCCAAGCCCTGCATGTGCGAACCCATTGCTTATCAGCGCGATCACTTCGCGATCGGCATATTGCCCGCAGAGAGCTTTGTAACGGCATATGAATGGACGCATGGACGCCACGGCAACGTTACCCCAGTCATCCATGCCCGCTTTGTGGACAGCGACGGCACCGAATTCGATGCCTACGCCAAACCATTTGCGCACAACAGCGAATACGACACAACCCTAGCCCTCAATGAGGCCACCGGATGGCTGCTGGCACGCGCCTGCGGCTTGCCCGTACCTGATCGCGCATTCTTTACGACGCTCGCTTTAGAGGAGCTACCTGTTTATACTGGCTGCGCGCCACTGCCATGCGATTCGCAAGGGCGCATGTTGTGCTTTGCCACGCAAGACATCGGCCCAACCGCTGTGCGCGGCCTCTTTTCCGAGGACAGCTTGATCCAAGAGCAGGCCAATTGGTCACGCTGCAACGACACCATTGCCTTTGATGAGGCCATCGCCAACCCGGATCGACATCTTTTCAACCTGCTGCGCCGCCGTTGCAACGATTTTGTGCTCATCGACCACGGCTTTTTGCTACGCCAGCACGAAACCTACCCTGAGCACTGGAAACCAGGCGCACTGGCGCAGATGGTGGCTACGCCACTGGACAACCTGCTGCACCTCAATACCTACATATGCCAAAGCCGTACAGCCCCTGCCATCTGCATGTCGGCATACCAGGCTTGCGAAGCCTTCATGCAACAACAACGACCCCAAATGCAGCGCGCGCTGTTCGAGATTTCGTTTTGGTGTAGCAAACTATTACCTGGGCGCAGTGCGCAGTGGCTGCGATTTTTGTACGATCGTTTCGAGCCAGCCCAAGTGGCGTTGTTGTTGCAAAAACGTTTTGGTTTGCTGCCATTGTCATGATTGAGCTTTTTTCATCACCACAGCCCCATGCCCAAACCACCGGGCACTGGCAAACCTTGCGACTGTGTTTGGACAGGGCCGCACAAGAGTGGCTGAACGTGGGCGTGCTGCTGCGCACCCACGGCGGGCAAACGCACATGAAACTGCTTGAATCCGTCGATGGCCTGCGCTGCCTGTATGACGAAGATGCAGCCAACAATGCCCTGTTCCTACTTGAGCAGGCAGAGTCTGCCTTGGCAGAAGGTCAAGACATCCCCAAAGGCTGGAACATTGAGCTTGGCCCACCCAAATTCATCCGCGGAGCAAAAGAGCAGACCATCCTCGATAGCCTGTTCGACCGCTTAGTCACCCTCGGCCGCCACCAAATAGACAGCGCCGATCGCTTGGACCGGGAAAACCACCGCCACGCTACCCGCAATGTGCGCACCCAGGTGCGCCGCATCATTAATCGGCAATTGCAGCTCGCGCGCAATGCCACGCCTGATTTCTGGCGCACCCAACCGCAGGAAGTGCCCGTTGCGAACACGACCGTACTGCTGGACCTGCAAATCTGCTCCACCAAGGGCAAACAACGGGTCAACGGCACAGTAGCTTCGGCATGGTACAAGACCCATTACCATCGCAGCGCATCGTTGAGTTCAGCCGTTGCCGCAACGGTAGGCGCCTGTAACGCTTTTCCCGATGGCGACAACCTGCTGTACCTTTTGTTGCCCCCGGCCGACGCGCCTGGTTTAAGCACAGAGGATCTTCAAGCCATTGAGCGTGAGGTACACAGCTGCCAATGGCTGCTCAACGAGCATGGCGCCAAGCTTAGAGTCACGAATTCAGAACAAGCCATTGCGCAAAACATACTGCAGGACCTTACTTTGTTGCCAGAAGTCGTGTGACGCCCCAGCCCGCCCCGAGCGGGCTTTTTTGCGCCCCAGCGCCCCCATGAGCGCCTGCCAAATATGCGCCAATGGCGTATGATGCATCCATGGTTTTCATCGAAACCCCCACCTTCACCCGTCAGATCGTCGCCCTCATCTCCGATGACGAATACGGCAAGCTTCAGCAAGCGCTGGCCGACAACCCCGAAATGGGCGATCTGCTGCAAGGCGGCGGCGGAATCCGCAAACTGCGCTGGGCCGTCTCTGGCACAGGCAAAAGCGGCGGTATTCGAAGCATCTACTTCTGGAAAAAATCCGCAGATCAAATCTTCATGCTGCTGGCCTACCCCAAATCTGCCAAGGACACATTGACAGACCAGGAAACCGCCATCTTGCGAAAACTGATCAAGGAGCTCTAATGGAAAACGAACTGTTCAAAGACCTGCTGCAAAGCCTCACCGAAGCCGCAGCCATTGCCAAAGGCCAGGCCAAGCCATCGCGGCAATTTGCCGTGCAGACCAACATCGCCCGAGCCGCCCGCGAGCAAACAGGGCTTTCGCAAAGCGAGTTTGCCCGCATGCTGCGCGTAAGCGTCAAGACCCTGCAAAACTGGGAACAGCACAGGCGCACCCCCACCGGCCCTGCTGCGGCGCTGCTGACCATCGTGCGCCAATCACCCCAAACAGCGCTCAAGGCGCTGCACCACTGATGCGCACCAGCTCTTTTCACCCAGCCCGCCCCTTGCGGGCTTTTTTGCGCCTAGCCTGCTCTACGCACAGCCAACCGAGGGCGCTTCGAGCATGAAAAAACCCGCCACGGAGCGGGTTGTGGGCTGGGATGCATGGAATTTTTCTTATTGGGTTGATAAAATCAACCGATATGGTATATTTCCTTCAAGGCATCTTTGATGCTCATCGCGTCCAAGGAGCAGCGTTATGGGATTGACAGAGTTTGGAAAGGCATTGCGAATCTGCCGGGTAAATGCGCAAACGACCCTTGCCGAGATGGCAGAAGATCTTAAGGTCAGCCCTGCATTTTTATCGGCGGTCGAGACTGGGCGAAAAAAGGTTCCTGCGGGGATGGCACAAAAGGCCGCCCACTTTTTCGCGCAGCGCGGACAAGACCCTACGTATGACTTTGAGGCATTGGCAGATGCCTCCAATGAACAAGTCAATGTGGCAGGTCTGTCTCTGGAGCAGCAGATGCTGGTCTCGTCACTGGCGCGATCCAATCTGGATAGCAACCAAATCGCGCGGCTCGCGCACCTGTTGAAGAAAATGGGAGGTCATGAATGACACCAAGAGTACTTGGCATCAAAGTTTCACCAAGAAGTTGTCAAAGCATTCGTCGCTCAGCGCAAGCGGCCCGACAGGAGCTATGGCCCGAAGGGGGGCGCATCAATGGAGCAAAGCTGCTTGAGCGACTGATCCATTACGGGGTTACCTACGACGTTGTTCCCGATTCCCTCATCCTCCGGCTAGGGGGAGTAGAGGCGAGCTTCGACCCGGTCGGAATGACGCTATTTCTCACCGAGAAGACATACAACAATCTGGTGAGAGGCGATGGGCGCGCCCTATTCACCTTATCGCATGAGCTGGGCCACTTCCTGCTACATGCAGGCGTCAAAGTGCTGCATCGCGAGTCCTCATCCCGGGCTGGGCACAAGATCTACGAAGACTCGGAATGGCAAGCGAACGCCTTCGCGGCAGAGTTCTGCATGCCCCTAGATGCAATCCTGCAATTGAAGGAGCGCACCGCAGAAGCCATTAGCCTGCATTTCGGAGTCTCCCTCACCGCTGCTTCTGTTCGCAGGGAACAACTGCAAAAGCAAGGACACCTGCCCGCCTGCTGAAGTGTAGCAGTACTCCAGCAGCGCGCGCAGAAAAAATCAAGGCGTGATACGGGGACACCACCTTGACTCAGCACCAAAGTTTCGAGGCGTGATCATACACCCAAAAAGCTGAGAAGACAACTCCCCGGGCCTTTTACAGGAGTAAAGCAATGGTTCATTGCACATACCCGAAGGCAGTAAATGTCTGTGCGTACGTCCGCCGCCGACTTGGGCGTTGGGAGCGCGTCTGTGAGCACTGCCGCCGCTACCCGCGCCGATAACTTGGCGTAAAGCAACAGGGGCTTGCATGCCCCTGTTTCAGCGTTGCTCTTGCACGATGGCACCCTACCCTTTGCGGTAGTTAAGCATATCGCCGCCCCACGGGCGGCTTTTTTGCGCCTGGGAGAGAGTCTATGACAAAATTTAGGTACACCTATTGACAAATGATTAGGTGTACCTTACATTTCACCCCATCAACACACCAAACCGCCCTGCACCGGATGTTGAAGCAGGGCAGCAAAGGCAAGGCAATGCCGGTTTGGGAGGATGCACTCCGGATGTTCCGGCCCTCTTCTCGCGTGTTGTTGGGGCGGTAGCCATTGGGCCGCAGCCCGACAGGCTCTGAAACAGAATGGTTTGTGCGAGATGGCCCAATGGCCTGATGCGTGGCAACACGTACCGCACGACGTTTCCCGGTTGGGTGAAGCACCGGGTGAAAAACCTTGGCCGGGGAACCGTCCAACATGCACGCAAAGGCGCGATGCATGGTCAAGGCGCTAGCTGGAGGCAATAGCAACCAATTCAGCAAAGACGGCACTGATAGCAATCAGCAAAGACGCGGCCAGCGCGTCAGTGGGAGCCGGCATAGCCGGAGACAGCCCCACAGGGCAGCACGCCAAAGGCGGCATGAGCGACATTCAGCCGATTCGCCCCGTTGGTTGCGCAAGGACGCTGCCCAGCAATTCGCCCCACATCGGGGCGCAACCCAAAGCGCCTTCCCGAGAGGGTGTTTTGGATTGCAACGAACCACCAAGGAAAGCAACCATGAAAACACTGCTAGCGTTACTCGCGGCCATGCGCATGCCGCCAACCACGCAAAACGGCTGGGTCTGGGGCACGCAATTTGCCCAAGCCTACAAAGGCTGCAAAAGCGCCCTCACCCAGGCACAGGCCCATCCAGCCTCAACACCAGCGTCAGCACAGGCGCCATCGCCCACTGCCTGCCCACAATGCGCAGCACACGGCCATGAATCACCACCTCATCGCCAACCGCCATGTGACATAACAGTGTCATGGGGTGTGGATGGGGGAGCGCCAAATCCAATCCATCCAGCGCCCGGGCAGCCTCAGGCGTGAAATCAAAGTGAACATGCAAAACGCTCATGGGCATCCCCTTCGGGCCAGAGTTACAGAAGCTCACATCGTAGCGCCCGAGGGGGGCCGCCATCGACTACTACCTGGAGGCCAAACCATGAACCGCGCCTGATAGGCTTTGCTTTGGCTGTTGTTGTGGTATATTGCGCCGCAGGTGCTCAAAACACCACAACAGCGCAAGCCGCAGGCGATACTGTGGCTTTTCTACGCCCAAGCATTCATGTTTGAGGCCGGGAGTGTGACGGATACAACACCCGCAAGGGGAAGAAGTCCGCCGTCTGTTGTCGGTTTTGAGCTCCCGGCCACCTACAGCCCCTGTAGGAATCCCTCAAAAGGAAACAACATGAACGCGGCTATCGCTACCCCAGCCCTTGAAGTCATCAACGGGCAAATCACCACAACCAGCCTGCAAATCGCAGAGCACTTTGACAAGCGCCACCGCGACGTACTGCGCGCAGTTACCCGGCTGGAATGCTCGCCCGAATTCACTGAGCGCAATTTTGCGCCCAGTGACTACACCGACAGCACAGGCCGCAAGCTGCCCTGCTACCGCATCACGCGCGATGGTTTTGTGTTCTTGGCAATGGGCTTCACAGGCAAAGATGCTGCGCGATGGAAGGAAGCCTACATCGACGCCTTCAACCAGATGGAAGCGGCGCTACTTCAGCAATCCCAGCCCGCCAGCCTCACACTGGCGCAGCAGCAGCAACTCAAAGCCGCCGTACAGCGCAAATGCCAAAGCGACGGCGCGGCCTACCAAAGCTGCTACCGCGACCTGTACGCCGCCTTCGGCGTGCCGCGCTACCAAGACATCGCCGCCGCCGACTTCGACGCCGCCCTGGCCTTCATCAACCGCTGGCAAGCCCAACCCAAGGCCCCGGCGCTCGACCTCACCGGCGGCCCGGACATGCAAGCGGCGCACGAAGCGGCCTGCCAGTACATCGACGCCGTGCGCAGCGGCCAGCAAACCCGCTGGGACTTGCCCCCTGAAGTGCTGCAAGGGCTGGTGCTGGATGCCCTGATGAGCCAGCGCTTTATCGTCAGCTTCGGCTACCGCCAGGGCATGAGCATCAACCCCATCGCCCGCGACGCTTACATACTGCCCGCCTCCCAATGGGCCAAGGCCATTGAATCGGGCGACGCGCACCTGCCGCCTGAAGAACTGGCCCGGCTTGCCAACGTCTGCACCCAGCGCATGGCCCGAGCCCTGCAACGCAGGCTGCCGCCATCCCAGCCCCCAGCGCTGGCCTGATTCCCATCCCATCCATGCCCATGCCGCCTGCCCCCAGCAGGCAGGCAGGGCATATCTCACCCCCAAAAAGGAGCAACGCCATGAACCGCGCCTACCCCCAATGGATGAACGGCGACCAACTCTGCGCAAAGGCAGAGCGCCGCGCCGATGAAGATGCCGTGTACGAAAGCCTCGAAGATGAGGCGTATGCCCTGGCCGACCAGTGGCTGGACAAGGACGATCCGGCGCTGCCGCTGCCCGGTGGTGCGTCATTGAGCGAGCACCTATGGGACACCATGCCCGACTGGAAGGACGTGGCGGACACGCTGGCAATCAGTGCCATTGCGGGCGCCAGCCCCACTTACCACAGCCCAACCGCCTACGGCAATGCCTGGGGGCGGCAAAAAGCCCATGCGGCGCTGCTGCCGCTGGCAATGGCCGCCGTCACCCAGCGGCGCGCCGAAGCTGAAGAAGCGCGCCGCCAAGCATACGAAGACCGCCGTATCGAAGATGCGCAGGCTGAAATGGGAGGCTATGCATGAAAGACTGGGACGCATTCGGCGACGCCATCACCGCCGTGGCCCTTGGCCTGATGTTTGCGGTGTTGATTCTTGAATGGGGGCTGTCATGACGCCCTACAACACAGGCCGCGTCAAGATCGGCCTTGCCTTTGACCGCCAGCGCATGCCCCGCGTGGACGAGCGCTGGCAAACCATCTTGTTGACCCACCCCAAGCCGCCTTTGCTCAGGCGGCTTTTCTTTTGGAGCAAGCGCCCATGATCGCCGACTTCATCGCCACCTACCGCCTCTACCGCCGCAGCGGCTATGGCAGAGGCCAGGCCCTGCACATGGCCTGGCTGCTGGCCCAGGCTGGGAGGCGTATGTGATGACCATAGACCGAACCCAATGGCTCGCCCAGCGCCGCGCCGGCATTGGCGGCTCGGACGTCGCGGCCATCCTGGGCCTGTCCAAATGGCGCACCCCGCTTGACGTGTACCTCGACAAGCGCGGCGAGCTGCCAGAGCAAGAAGACAGCGCCGCCATGCACTGGGGCCGCACGCTGGAGCCCATCATCAGGCAGGAGTACGCCAACCAAACCGGCGTCTATGTCACCGTGCCCAAAGGCATCCTGGTGCACCCAGAGCACTCCTTCATGCTCGCCAACCTGGACGGCTTCACCGAAACCAACCGCGTGTTCGAGGCCAAGACCGCACGCACCGCCGAAGGCTGGGGCGAGCCTGGCAGCGACGAAGTGCCCGACGCCTACGCACTGCAAGTGCAGCACTACATGGCCGTCACCGACTGCCCTGCTGCCGACATCGCCGTGCTGATCGGCGGCTCCGACTTCCGCATCTACCACATCGAAGCGGACAAGCAACTGCAGGCCGACATGATCCGCGCAGAGGCTGCCTTCTGGCATCGAGTGCAAAACGGCGACCCGCCAGCGCCCATCACCCTGGCCGACGCCCAGCGCTCCTTCGGGCACATCAAGACAGAAGGCACTGTGCACGCCACCGCCGAAGACGCGGCCGCATGGCATGAGCTGCTCGCCATCCGCGCCCGCATCAAAGCCGACGAAGCCCGCGAAGAAGCGCTGAAAGCCCGCCTCATGCAAGCCATCGGCCAGCGCGGCGACACCCTCACCTTCGATGGCCAGACCTTGGCGACCTGGAAGCTCTCCAAGCCCACCAAGCGATTCAACCGCCAGCGCTTCACCGAGGCCCACCCCGCCCTGGCCGCCCAATTCACCGACGAAAGCGCCCCCACTCGGCGCTTCATCATCAAGGAGTAACCCCATGAACAACATCGTTGCCAACAACAACCCATTCGCCCAAACCCCCGGCGAAGTGGCCGCGCGCCCTGCCGCCAACGCCATCGCAGACGCGGGCATCCAGCGAGAAATCGCCGAAGTGCAAGGGGCCATGGTCATCGCCAAGCGCTTCCCACGCAACCCCATCGAGGCCATGGATCGCATCCTGCAAGCCTGCACCCGGCCCACCCTGGCCGAAGGCGCGCTCTACAGCTACAGCCGGGGCGGCTCCGACATCACCGGCCCCAGCATCCGCTTGGCCGAAGTCGCCGCCCAGGCATGGGGCAATGTGCAATTCGGCATCCGCGAGCTGGAACAGCGCAACAGCGAATCCACCGTCGAAGCATTCGCCTGGGACATCGAAACCAACACCCGGCAAGTCAAGGTATTCCAAGTGCCCCACAAGCGCCACACCAAGCGCGGCAGCTACACCCTGGAAGACCCGCGCGACGTGTACGAACTGGTCGCTAACCAAGGCGCACGCCGCCTGCGCGCCTGCATCCTTGGCGTTATCCCCGGTGACGTGATCGAGGCCGCCATCAAGCAATGCGAAGAAACGCTGAAAGCCAATGCCGACACCAGCCCGGAAGGCTTGAAGCGCCTTGTCGCCGCCTTTGAGCCGTTTGGCGTCACCCAAGGTCAGATCGAAAAACGCATCCAGTGCCGCCTGGAAGCCATCCGTCCAGCCCAAGTCGTGCTGATGAAGAAGATTTATGCCAGCCTGCGCGACGGCATGAGCAGCCCGTCCGACTGGTTCGATCCCGAGCAATCCTCAGACACGGCCGAGGCTCCACAAACCCTGCGCGACAAAGTGCGCAGCAAGGCGCCGCAACAAACCGAGCCAGTCGAACACAACACGGGCGATACCGAAGCACAGGGGAGCATCGCATCATGAGCGACCTCAACCAATGCACCTTCATCGGCCGCCTGGGACGCGATCCGGAGACGCGCACCTTTCAAAGCGGCGACCAAATCGCCAGCGTCTCCATTGCTGTATCCGAAACCTGGAAGGACAAACACACCGGAGAGAAGCGCGAGCACACCGAATGGATACCCCTGGTATTCACCGGCAAGCTGGCCGAAATCGCCGCCCAATACCTGCGCAAGGGCAACCAAGTGTGCGTGTCTGGCAAATGGCGCACACGCACCTGGAAAGACCAGCAAAGCGGGCAGGATCGCCGCATGACCCAAATCCGCGTGGAAAACATGCAGATGCTGGGCGGGCGGCAAGACGGCCAGCAGCAACAGCATCAACAGCCATCGGCAGCGCCTGCACCACACCCGGCGCAGTCAGGCAGGCAGCGCGGCTATCAGTCGCAGCATGCAGACGGATTTGAAGACGACGATATCCCATTCTGACCACCCAGCCCGCCTCGCGCGGGCTTTTTTACGACCGAAGCATGACCATCCAGACTATTGAAAACCTCGTGAAAACCATCGCCGCACAAGTGCTTGACCAACCCATTGGCGCGCTGGACATGTACGCGCCCGTGCGCCACGACGACATGACCCGCATCAATGACGCAACCTGCATGGCGCTCAATCTCAACATCAGCACCCTCGATGCCACGCAACACCCCAACCTAGGGCGTTACGTGCAGATGGTGCAGGAAGAAAGGAGCAAGCAATGAACAAACTCGTCTACAGCACAGCCAATGCTGCCGCCATGCTCGACCTTGGCGAAACCAAATTTCGCGAAGTCATGCGTACACACGGCATCAAGCCTATTCGATTCTTGGGTGACGCTCGCTGGCGACATACCGACTTGGAGCGCCTTATTTCTGGCGATCCAACCAGTCCGCCCACCACTGCATCATCTCCCTGCGCTGAGGCAGATACTCCGCGCGGTTGTAGGCTTGACGCACAGCATCCCGCTCGCGGTGCGCCAACTGCCGCTCGATTGCGTCAGGCGCAAACGGACTCTGCCCATTGAGAACCGTGCTGGCCAGCGCCCGGAAGCCGTGGCCCGTCATGCGACCACGGTAGCCCATTTTGTACAGGGCGAACAGCATTGTGTTCTCACTGATCGGGTGGCCTGGCCGCTGCGGCGAATCCAACACATACTGGCGATGCCCATTGATCGTCCGCAATTCACCCAACACCGCCAACGCTTGGGCCGACAGCGGCACTACATGCGGCACACGGCGCTTCATCCGCTCACCAGGGATCAACCAAACATCGTCACCATCCACCAGCTCGGCCCAGCGCATCGAGCGCAACTCACAAGTACGCACAAACGTCAACGCCAACAGACGCAACGCCAAGCGCGTCACTACATCCCCGTACCCTTCAATATCAGCCAGCAGCCGAGGCACTTCGGATGGCGGCAAGCTCGCCATGTGCTTGGGCTTCTTGCGGACCGACAACACCCGCGTCAGACCGCTGGCCGCATGCATTTCAATGTACCCGCTATCGACGGCGAAATCCATGATTTGACCGATGCGCCCAGCCACTCGATGCGCCGTCTCATTGATGCCTTGCGCATCCACATCCCGCACCACCTTCACAAACTGCGCGCGAGAAATCTGATCCACCGACAGAGCACCCAACGCAGGCAGAACAAATCGTTCCACCGTGGCCCGCACCTGCCCCTGGTGCTTGGGGTTTGACAGCGACGGAAGCTTGACACGCAGCCATTCTCGAAACACCAATTCAAAAGTCGGCGATTCGCGCGCCCGTTCAGCAGCCGCGCCAGAAAACCCCATGCAAGCCTGGCGCGCTTGAGCCAAGGTCATCTCCGGCCAGCGCCCGAATGTTTTTGTGGCCTGTTTCAGGCCTTGTTTGTAATTTTTGCGCCAGCTTTTGAGGCCAGTAGGCGCAACATACAAGTACAGCCCATGCGCATCAGCCATTTTGTACGGCTTTTCCTTGGGTTTAGCTTGCTCCACCTGCCGGGCAGTCAATGTCAT